CCTTCATCAGATAGTTCCATTAAATCAAACATATCTAAATCTAAAACTTTCCAATTATGTTTGTTACTTGCTTCTGTCTTTGCAATTTTACTCATCTCTCATCTCCTCAATCATAACATCAATTTCTACTGCACAGAAACCACATACCCAACCCTCAACATCACCATCATCTCTAGGGTATCTATTAACAAACCTACCACTACCAAAGTGGCAAGGTTCACCACACTCCACACATATTTGTGAATCAAATAAGTTTTTAGTCATCATCTTCCTCCTTATCTAAATCAAATCTAATCCATATTGATGCACCTGCTTCATCACTGAAGTGTTCAACTTCTTCATAGTCAACTGGTGCATTTTCATCTAACCATTTAATAAATTCTTTTTCATTCATTTTCGTACTCTCCTTTCTCGTACTCTATTGCTTCTTGCAATGGTTGTTGTATTGCATTCAATAATATATGTTGAGCAGACGCAGTTGAAGGTGCAGTATCGTGTATGAACTGGGCAGATACATCTGCCAAAGCACACGCAATGTCAAATCCATGCGTCTTTCTTTTGATATGTTTGTTAATTACTTTCTCTAAGTCTTTAGCTACAATGTCTATATCAAACTCTGCATCTTTAACTTTTTCTTTTTGTTTCTTTCTATGATTAGAAAGCATTCGTTTAGTTTTTAAATCAATTACATCACACATAGTTATGCTCCTTCTCTGATATTAGAATCAAAATTATTTTCTTCTTTAATTTTATCTATTATATCATCTGGTTGTTCAACAAATGATTCTATTTGTTCGTCTTGAATTTTGGTAGGGTTACCATTGTTTAATTCTTCATAGTCACCTGCCCAAACTTTTTCTTCAACTTCTTCCATAGAAGCATCATCATCAACTTCTACTATGCATTGCCATTCAGCAGTTGCATAAGTTGTTACGATATATTTTTTCATAGTTATTTTACCCCTTTCTTATTTATATAACTTAGTGTATCATAGATGTCAGGATTTTCAAGTGTATACTCAGTGCCTTTATACTCAAATGTAACCTCTTCATTTTCGTATGCGTCATCAACTATAAACTCGTCAATTCCCCAATCTTCTAAATCTCTCTCAGTCATAGTGCTTGTGTCACCATTCTCAAGATTTGTTAATATGAAAACTTTGCGTTTCATCTTATTGTTCTCCTTGGTTATTTATATGTTTCTCGTAGTCTTTCAAAACTACACTCATAACATACTAACCTATCTTCACTTCCAAACCAACACATTTTTGTTTTTTGTGTAAGTTTTTTACAGTCCATACAATTATGTAGAAAAGCTTCCATAGTTTTATTCCTTTACTTTTGGGTGCATTGGAAACATAACATAAGAACCATATTTTTCTTGATGAAATTTCACATTGCAGTTTTCAGTTAAGTATTTGCGTAACTCTGAACCCTCATAACCCTCAGTGTCACACCATTTTTTCAAGACTGGATTGTCAAAGTCCATTCTTAAAATCTCTTTGGCAAAGTTGTTAATCATCTGCCAATCTATTTCAGTCTTTAAATATTTACCCATTACTTATTCCTTTCTATTTTTTCAAGTTCATCTATTAAATAATTTAAACCATTACATACACCAATGTATTCAGATTGTGTATGGCTATCATTAACCCATTCACCATCAGCTTTTATTTCCATTGCTATATCTTTTATTTGTTTTAATGTAAACATTAAGTTATCCTTTCTATGTAAACCATATTGGTCTTGGTCGTTTAGTCCAATTACAAAATGGTCGTTTGTGTTTAATATAAAAATTCTGATACGCAAGTATAGACATATTCTCTACCTTGCAATCATCAGGCATACATTGTGGCATAGGTGTTAATTCTTTATGCTCAATGTTTTTTGGTGGGTACAGAAATAAATGACTACGTCTATCCACTGCGTGTACCCTTTCATATCTATGTGTGTACTCAGTTAATAGTTTATCTAATAAACTTCGTAACCATAAATAGTTTTTATGACTCTCTCTAACCCATTTATTACTAGGGTGATTGATGTGACTAGCTAACATTAATCCCTTGTCATACATTTGATTAGGGTGTTTCCATCTCTTGAGTCTTCTACCATTTTGTATAACAGTGTATTCCTCACCATCAAGAACTCTATGAGCAGTTGATAGTAGTTGTGCATACTCAATACACATCTTGACAACGTGCTTATCACAGTGTTGCTCTGCACATATCTGTGGGTCATCTGATAAATAAAATATATTCATAGCTTTACTCCTTTCTAGTCTGCGAACTCATCATATATTTCAAATCTTTTTATTACAACATCTCGTATTAAATCTTGTAATTCAAAAGAGTAACCACTTTCATCAAGTGATATTTCAATCTTGTCTTGGTCTTGGTGTGGGTCATACTCATTAAGTATGATGTCAGTAATCTCCATAGACAATTCATTGGCATCATCATATGTATGTAATTTTCTTTTCATAGTCATTATCCTTTCATAAATTTATTATAAATTTGTTGACCTAATTCTTCCTTACCAATAAGGTTACACAAAGAATTTATGTACCCTACATCATAGGCAATATTATTATATTGTCCATCTTCCATAAGAGTTTCATAGTCTTTGTTTAATTCTTTGTAAACATCAGCAATAGTATTTCTTATTTCTTTTTCTGTGTAATACATAGTCATAGTCATAGTCCTTTCTATATTGGTAGCACTTGGTTACTATGCCATAAGGCATACATAGCTAGACCAAATGCTAATATTAATTTTAATAATAATCTATCATACATTAGTATTCTCCTATGTCAATAGGTTCTTCACTAGGTATTTTACTTTGTCTATACTCTTGTCTATGCTCTTGCAAATCATCATCAAGTAAATTGTACAAGTATTCACTAGCTTTTTCACTAAAGCATTCTGCTTCTTCAGTAAGTGCTTGACAGTTTGCAAATTCTACTTCGTGCATATGCCATACTTCATCTATAATACTTTCAAATAAATCATTTATAACTTTAGTATCTGTGGCAAATTCCTCAAAGTTAAATTTAGTTATTCTCTCTCCATTGTAGATAAAGTTAGTTGTTTTATCTTGGTAAACATTTTCTAAATCAAACTCTATTTCTGCGTACAGTTGATTCTTATGGTTAGTTAATAGTACATCACTCATTTTATTTTTCCTTTCTAAATAATATCATTGTAATTAAAGTTAACTGATTTTTTTACTTTGTCAATAAACTCATATTCTTTTTTCCATTCATCAGTAGAAGCTATAAGATTATGAAAGTTAATTACATCTTTAATGTAGATGTCACCATACTCCCAAGACCCATAGGTGTAAGGTGAACGACTCGCAACATACCACCTTGCATATTCATTTTTACTTTCATTTTCTTTTGTCTGATAAGTTTTTAAAACTCTATGCTCAAAGTTTGTTCTATCATTTTTATAGATTGCATAAGGTGAATCCACCTTTACAGTTTTTCCAAATTTATTTTTAGCCATTGTATTTTTCCTTTTTATTATTTAAAATTAATATTGTTTAGTCCATATTTATTTCTTAATTCAATAACAACTCTACTTGACATTTCATCTAATAAAGCTTTTTTAAACTCAGATTTATTTTCTTTTATATCTCTGCGTTGTATAATTAAATTTTGTAAATGTTTATCACTTAAAGTTGATAACCATTTTTTTACTTGTTTTATAGTTAATGATTGCATTGTATTTTTCCTTTTCAATTAAAGTTTTTTATTAATTGTTCTGATTAAATGTAAAAAATCTAAGTCAGCTATGTTTATAAATTGTTGTCTACTCTCACTAAACACTTGACCATTTTCTAATATTTCTACTATATCTTTTGGTAAAGGTTTATTTTTTTTGTGAGTATTTAAAACAAATTTTATTAAGTTTTTTATTTTCATTTTGTTTTTTTCCTTTCTTGGTTAATTGTTTATAATACCATATTAATTAAGACTTTTTACAATGTCAACAATAAAATTTATTTTTTTATATTTTATTTCTTTATACTAATTTATTTTATTATTCATAAAATCTATGTTCTACTTTTGTTCTATGTCAAAAGCTTGACATTTTTTTTATTTAGAATGATATTAATAATCATTATCACCAGGGACTATACACAAAAAAAACGCCTAACTAAATTAATTAATTAGGCGTTTTAATATTAACGTAAAAAAGGAAATATTATAATAGCATTTATTTTTTATTTGTCAATTAATAATTCTAATTTATCTATATTATTTTCTAAACAATTTAAAATATTTTCTTTTATATCTTTTTTTATTCTATTGTCATCATTTATTTCTAAAAAATAACCAATTAAAATGTCTTTTTGTTCTATATAATTATTATTCATTGTTTTATTTTTCCTTTTCTTTTTATGGTTTAGTAACAATAAAATTATTATCATTATCTTTTTTTAAATTTCCCTTAGCGATTAAACCTAATATTACATCATTACTATGTAAAAAGGTTAAATCGTTTTTATCTCCGTCAATTACTTTCCTATTTAAAAAACCATTCTTTTGATAATATTCTAAAGTATCTTTATCTTTAAACACTGTTGCAATTCTCATACCTTTATTTAATGCAATATCAACATATTTTTGATATCTCTTTTCATTACTATATGAAAAAGTTAAATCAATATAGCCTTGTGTATTTCTATTTGCATTTTTTGTATAATCATAAAACTTAACATTATGTTTATCAGTATAAGGTTTTATTATTTCATTAAAGATTAAAAAATCATTTTCATAAGAATAATCAGTAATGCCATTTAATCTTATGCAAGGCTCTAAATTTCTTTTCTTGCATTGTAATAAAAATTTATCAATATCTTTTTTCAATAGGTTTAAATATTCTGTTGGATATTGCATTTTAAATAATGCTTTTCTTAATCTATATAAATTAACATTTTGAAATACTAAAGAATGACCAGAATCTTTTAAACAGCCTTTATAACAATTTCCTACCTTAGCATAAACGCAAGATTGTTTAGTTGGATATAAATATTGAATAGCAGTGAGTTTATTTTCAATATTTGTTGATTTACTTGTTTTAGAATCTTTTTCTATTGATAATAAATTTTTTGGAAATTCATTGAAAGCTTTTATATGTTTATCACTAGAATAGATTAAATCAATATAATGATTTGCTAATTCTTTAGCAGTAAATTTATAACTATCAAATAAAATATTTTCTAGATTTGATAAATCATATTTTAAAGTTTGTTTTAACATTTTATTTATTCCTTTTATTAGTTAATATTAATTCATCTTAACATTTTTATTTTTTAATTGTCAAATATTTATTTTAATTTATTTTATTGATAATCATTATCATTATATATTTAAATCCAATATAAAGACTATACACAAACATTTTAATTGTTTGGTGATACATATCATAAAAAGTTTTTTTGTTATCTGGTGAGGCTTAAAACGATTTGTTTTGTTCTAGTTTTGTTCTTTTTCAAGCTAGAATGAGAATGATAATCATTATCAATTAGACCATAAAGATAAAAAAAAACCTAACTAAAATTAATTAGCTAGGTTTTTATGGGGAGGAAATAGTTTTTTATTTTATTTTGAATATTAAGATTTATTTTTAATAAATTCTTGAATACATTCTGATACAAAAGGTTCGATTTTTTCCATTACAATACATCCAAAATCAGTACCTTTAAATTTTCCTTTTCCTAAAACTGCGTTTAAATAATCAGATTCTGAAATATTTTCATATTCTAAACCTTCTAAATTTTCATATTCAAATAAATCAACAAACTTTTCTTGAAAGTTTCTATTACTCATATAATGTTTTTTAGTAGTTTTTGGCATTTTTTCCTTTTGTTAAATTAATATTATTATAATTATAGAATATCAAATAAAAATATTATGTCAATACTATTTTACATTTTAATTTAATATATTGATTTTATTAAACATTCATAGAATGAATAATTATTATTATGTCTAATTAGTACCAATTAATACTGATTATCATTATCAATAAAGACAATCAAAAGACAATGGAAGACTTGTTGAGATTGATAATCATTATCAAAAAGCTTAACTTGAATGATATTAATAATCATTATCAACTAAGGTTGTTGCAAAAATACAACAAAGCTTATTTAGAATGATATTAATAATCATTATCATTAAAAAGGATTGTTACTAATTTAGAATGATTCTAATAACCATTATCAAGGAGGGGGACAAAAAAAAACAGGGGGCTATGCGTGTAGATGAAAAAGGGTACCCCCAAAAAATTATGGACAAATCATATTTAGTGTCAAAATATTGACGGGGGAGTCCCAGTAAAATTATTTTGGGGCATGTCATGAACTTGTATAGAATATATATAGACTCAGGACTGAGTTAAAAAGATTGACTAGGGGTATGCTTTAACCCCCTATAGTTAGATAAGATTATATCACAGTTTTTTCATTTTGTCAACCCCTAATAAAAACTTTTTTTATTTTATCTTTTCATGTATAATACTTATTATGGAATATAAAGGTAATTTACTTTACCAACATCTAAATGATGAAGAACTTAAACTTCTCATTAGACAAACTGCAGAGACTCGTAAGCATAGAGCAGCAGGTTCAGACTTGGTAGAGATGAAAAGGGAATATTATCGCAGAGTATTAGAAGCTAACATAAAAAGGATTAAGTATATGAAAAAGATTTCCAAAGAAGAAAAATACAAAATGCTTGATAAGGCACAAAAGAAGTACAATAGCTTTGCAACAAACAAACTGCCAGGTGGACTGTCACCTATGCAGGAGAAGTTTTGTATGGAGTTTTTATCCACTGGTGATACATTAATGGCATATCGTGCAGCAGGCTATAAAGATTTAGATAGTGACGCAAAGACTCGTGCAGCAGCCAATGAGTTATTAAAAAAGGAACGTATAGGAGCACGTATTGATGACTTACGACAAGAAGCAGTTAAACATATGGCACTGGATGCCAATGAAGTTCTTAAAAAGTTTATGGAAGTCTATAATCAAGGTATGGCAGAAAATGATTTAACCAATGCCAATAGAGCAATGGAGTTTATAGGTAAACATATGGGTATGTTAATTGAACGTAAAGAAATTAAACAGGACATAACAAACAAGTCTCCTGAAGAACTTGAACGTGAGATTAAACATTATGAGAATGTTGTCAAACTGGAAAGTATAAATGGGAATAAAAATAATTAAGGGGACTACATATTGGTTTTTACCTTTAGACTTTGAAAGAAAAATAAAACCAAAAGAATATAAGTCACCAGTGATAAACTATGGACCTAATACAGTCGCAAGATAATAATACAAATAGCAATCTTATTAAATTAAGAGAGTTATATTTTCAAAGAGCAGTACAACAATCTAAGGACAGCTTTCTACATTTTATAGCTATGTTCGCACCTACCCTTGTACCTGACTGGTTAATGGGTAGACACATACATGTGATAGCTGACAGATTACAAAAAGTTGAGAGTGGAGAAATAAAAAGACTGATGGTCTTTCTTCCTCCTCGTTCTTCTAAGTCAGTAATATGTTCAAAGTTATTTCCTGCGTGGTACATAGGTAAACATCCACAAAGTGAGATACTGACTGTTTCACACTCAGACCAATTGGCTTCAGACTTTGGTAGAAGTGTGCGAGACTTGGTTAATTATGATTTGTTCAACACTGTCTTTCCATCTGTTACTTTACGTAGTGATGTGAGGGCAGCAGGTAAATGGAAAACAAATCAAGGTGGAACTTATTATGCAGCAGGTGTTAGAAGTCAGATTGCAGGTCGTGGTGCACATATTGCCATACTAGATGACGTAATGTCTGAAGAGGACTCCTTTAGTGAAACTGGTAGAAGATATGTAAAGGAATGGTACCCTTCAGGTTTACGAACTCGTATCATGCCTAATGGTTCAATTGTCATTATCAACACACGTTATCATGAGGACGATTTATGTGGGTGGTTACTACGACAAGAATCACAAGTTGAATTAGAGAATAAATGGGAAGTAATAAAGATACCTGCCTGGGTAGACGAATCGTCAAGTAAGTTATTGGGTCTCCCAGAAGGCTCTTCATACTTTCCTGAGTGGAAGCCTACTTCAATATTGAAAAATGATGAAGAGGAAATAAAGGCAAGTAATGGTTCACGTTATTGGGAATCATTGTACATGCAAAACCCTGTCCCTGATGAGGGAGGTCTGATTAAAAAGAAATGGGTTAAATGGTGGGACTATGAAGAACCACCTGCATGTAGTTATATTATTCAAACATATGACACTGCCTTTTCCACCAAAACAACTGCTGACTATAGTGTCATTCAAACGTGGGGTATCTTTGAAGAGATGGAAGTAGATTCACGTGGAACTGAGAACTGGGTGTCAAAACTTATACTACTAGGTAATGAACGTGGTAGGTTTGACTATCCCACATTAAGGGCAAAGGCTCAAGAACTGTATGAGTATCATCAGCCAGATGTGTGCATAATTGAGAAAAAGGCAAGTGGTCAATCTCTGATACAGGACATGCGTAGGGCAGGTCTACCTGTGTTGGACTATATCCCTGATAGGGACAAGACTGCCAGAGTGTACGCAGCAACACCAATGATGGAAGCAGGTAGAGTGATACTACCAAAAGGACACGACTGGAGTGATTCATTGTACAGTGAGATGATTACGTTTCCTAATGCACGACATGATGACCAAGTAGACGCAATGACTATGGCAATACACTATATGAAAGAATCTTGGAACTTAGTTCATCCAGATGACCCTGACTATGAAGAAGGTTATGAAAGAAAAAAAAGGGTTGCATACTGGAAGTTTTAAGTATATAATATAAAATTAATAACTGTGAAAGAAAATTATGTTACCCAGAGGAATATCAACTTTAATGAAATTACCTTCATATCTTAAAAGGCTTGTGAGTGAAGCAGCAGATAAAGATATGATTAAACCTATGTCAGGAATTAGTTCCATGACAATGAGACCTTCACCAAAAGTTAAAGAGCAAGGTTTAAGAGAATATTTTAAATCAACTCGTAATGTTGATATAGATGAAGAATTACCTGCTATGCAAAGTAGACTAAGAGAATTAACTGGAGGTCAAAAAGAGATAAGAGCAAATCCAGAATTAAGAAAGATGGCAGATGAAGTAGCTGAAGGAGTGATACCTGCTAGACAAAGAAGAAAAGTATATGATGAAACTTATCCTAGAACAGAGTTTGAAGAAGTCCCTGAAATTATTTCAGACATTCAATTAACAGGAGCAGTAGGTAAAAAAGCTATTGATAAAGGTATATATGGAGTTAATAAAAATATAATTAATGAAGAAAGAGTTAGTAGCAGACTTGATATACCTGCTTATAGAGATAGAGGTATATACGCAACAACAATTCATAAACCTAAAAATGAAACATCCACAGGAACTGTTATAGGATATGCTCCAGGAATATATTTAAAAGGAGTTATGAATAAAGAAGGAATAAGAGACTCTGTAAAATTTAATGTGTTAGGTAAAAACCCTTCATTAAAAACTGCAAAAACTGGAGGAGAAAAAAATTCATATGCAGCAATAGATGGTGCTATGCAAGATGTAGATTATAGAGATTTAAAAAAATATTCAGATGAAGTCATAGATACTAGAGAATGGACACAAGTAGGTTTTAATCCTGACAGAGGTAATTATTTCTTTAATAAAAAAACAGGTCAGCCAGTATTTGAGGCAGACGAAGTTATACAAATAGGTGAAATGGTTTTAGCTAAAGGAATACAAAAACCAACCATGAGTCAACTAAAAAAACTTAGAATAGATGTTCCTGGAAGAAAACCTCAAGTATATGAAACAGGGGGAATGGTTGAAAAGAATACATATAATTATAACACACAAAGGACTATATAATGCCAACTGAAAAAAATCCATTTGATAAAGCACCAGACTTAGACGAAGAAGAAAAACTAGTTGAAGAAATAGTTAACGAACCTCTTCCTGATGAAAGTGTGGCAATGATGGAAGATGGGTCAGCAGTAGTTGACTTAATGGGTAATCCTGCTATTATGCCTGAAGAAGGTATGCCAGGAGGGCACTATGATAATTTAGTTCCAACTCTTGATGAAGAAACATTACAAGAGATTGGTGAAGATGTTTATGAAAAATATCAATCAGATAAAGAGTCAAGACAAGAATGGGAAGAAACTTTTCAAAGAGGTTTTGATTTACTAGGACTAAAATTAAAAGAAACTTCAGAACC